CATGGAACCTAGAGCGGATCGCGGCGAGCTCGGCCTGAAGATCGTCAGGCAGCCGCTCGTGCCACGGGATGAAGCCCGGCCGCCTAGTCTTCACGCGGGCGAGCACGTCATCGAGAAGGCTTGCGGGTTTTGCCTTTGCCACGCTTGGCTCCCTTCGTGGGCTTGGCGGCATCGCGCCGCAGAACCATGTTGCCGTCGTCGTCCAAGATCCCGAGGCCCGTGGGCTCGTCGTCGTCGAAGTCGAGCTCGGCGAGATTAGGCCGTGCGGCCTTCGGCTGCGGCTGCTTCGGCTTTTTGGCCACGGCGCGTCTCCCTTTGCCGTGAGCATGGCAGGGGCGTCAAGTCAGGCCCGGCGGGATCGGGTCGATGCGGTTGCCGTACTCGTCAAAAGATTCGTCTCGGTTGAGAACGATGCCCATGGGTGTCCCAAAAAGCGCAGTCCATGCCGCATCACCAGGCACCTGCCCAAATCCGATATCGCTGCGAGTGCCTCTTCCAGAAAAATCGCCAAACCCATAAGTGAACACAGTGCCGTCAGTTGCGAGAGCCGCACTAGAAGACCGAGTGCAACCAATAGAGGCAAACGTTTTTGCGGAACTAATAGGCGTCAGCACATAGTTTGCTGCGCCTGATGGCGACAGTGATGTCTGGTCACCCCAGCTTTCCAGCGTGCCATTGTTAGTTAGACAAATTCCTCCACTCTGGTGCAACGAAACGGACTGATACCCGGACGCATCCTGTCCGTATGGAGCTAGCGGAGACATTACATTAAACAGGAAAGCCGGCCCTATGTCGTAATTTGAAAGCACTTCATATCCACACACATACAGCTTTCCATTTGAGGAAACGCATGCGTACTGGTCATTTGTGCTTGCGGTGGTTAGATGCCGACACGACACGGCAAGCCAAGAATCTCCAAAAAGAGTGGCCGAGCAAGTTGCGCCCGATCCGCCGCCGCCGTTTGATGTGACCGTAAGCGTTGGCGGCGAGAGATACCCGTATCCAGGATTGCCTACGCGAATCGACACAACCTTGCCACCTGCAACGCCTGCCGCAAATGTTGCACGCACGCCATCTGGCAAATCGGGATCGCTGGCCGTAACGGAAACACCGAAGAAATTGTCATACCCACTGCCTTGATTAGTGACGGTGGCACTGTCTACAAACCCAGAAACCTTGTGCGGCGTCGATGACTCTCTTGTTTTGCCAAGCCGAAACTGTTTTCCCCAAATGTACATTTCATCGTTGACGTCAATCGCAATAATGAAGTCCCTACAGGCAACGTGCTTCTTGAACTCCAAGGGAGATTCAAGCGTTACGGTTCCACTTGCGTCAATGTATGAATAAAACTCTGCCTTTCTGAAGTACGACAGCACGCCGCTTGCGTCATCTGGAAATTGCGCTTCGGCCGCAAACTTTCTGGAGCACGGATTGCCTGCAAACCAAAGTTGGCCTGTGGAATCTATGGCGGCAGAAATTCTGGCGCTGGAATTAAATCCAAAATTCACCACGGAAACGTCAAGGAAACGCACGTTCTCAAGGTCGTTGCCCTCGCCGTAAACAGGCGTTAGAGCACACCGAGAATTGCGCCTCTTGCGACTTAAAAACCCATCGTCCTTCATGTGGCCGATAAATGGCCCGAGCCCTAGATGGTTGTGGTCTGTGCCGGAAACGTTAGACGCGCCGCTGCGCACCCAAAGACGACCATTTGCATCGGCAATAATTACAGACGCTGATCCTTCAACCTCTGCGCTGGCGGCGCTGACAATTTGTGCAAGCGGAAATTGTGTCTGACCGTTACCGCCGTAGAATTGCTCCGTGCTTGGGTACAGATGCTCTTCGTATTCACCGGGAGCAGATGCGTGCCGTGGCTTCTCAACGGAGTCCGTGAGCTCGCCAAAAGAATAGAAACGGTTTTTCTGCGCTGGCGTAATTGTGAGATTCGCAAAGCAGAAATGCCAGCCTGCACCCTGTCGAACTTCAATGTCAGAAGGCCAGTAGTGCATCAGCCACGGAGTGACAAGCTCCTGTAGCTGCAGATAAAAAAGATCGCTCATGCGCCGGCTCCAATAAGCCTCCACATGCCACCGTCCTTTAACGCCAATACAACCTGTACGGCGTTTGCGGCGTTAGTGGACACCAGCGGCAGCGGGGCCATGTGATTGACGCAGAGAGCCGTCTGGAACGGTGTCGTAGTCGGGAACGCGAACTGGATCGTTTTGGTGTTGTTGGCGTTGGTCGCGCCGGAAAAGCCGACTACAGACCAATTCGTTGTTGCCGTATAAGTTGCGAAGCGAACGCTGGACCCTGCTGCCGGGCTTGCCATGCGCACGCCAAACGTCAGCGGCCCAGCGTCTCGATCTCCGCCCTCAACGGCTCGCACCACCTTGGCGATCCGCTCAGCGGCAGGCTTCGTGAACGTGACGCGCTCTGTGCGGGCTGGCTTGCCGTCTGGCTTCTGGGCCATGGTCAGTCCTCGAGCACGGTGAGCACCAGGCGGGAGCCGCCCACGGCAGCCCGTGCGGCGTAGTCGCCGGCCGCCAGCCGAAGGATCGCAGCCTCACCGGCACGCAGGCGGACAGTCTCGTGCAGGTTCGTGCCGTCGAACCGGCCGAAGCTCACGGTGTGCGTGGTCTCCGTGGCGAGCGAACGGGCGAAGCACAGGCCGAGCGAGCCCATCGTGGCCGTGCTGATCTGCGTGACGGCCGTGCCGAGGTTGAGCGTGACGGCCAGCATGCCAGCCGTGGCGATGTCGGCAGTGATGCCAGAGGCGGCGAACTGCTGCGACAAGGCACCTTTCTGCACCTGGGCGTTGATGGTGTAGTTGATGTCTGGCATGGGGCGGGCTCCTTAGAACGGCGGGGTGCCGAAAAAACCTGTGAAGTCGATGGCCTGGTGGACGCGACGCAGCAGCTGGTCGGGGACGCCGCCAACTCCTGGGTATTTCATGTTTCCAGTTTCCGTCAACGCCTGCGGTGTGCTGGCATCTTCAATTTCTCTTCCGCTGCCAGCTGCTGCGTCTGGGCCGCCACTGTACATCCAGCATTTTTGTTTTACTCCGCTTGCGTCAACGTAATGCCATCCAACGTGCGGAAGTTTCATGACCCACGTGCTGGAGCGGTACACAAGCTCCACGCTGACGCTCCAGTATTTCACTTCCACGTCGTTCACCACCTCGAGCTGCTGCTGGGCGGAGATGCCTTGGCAGAGCCAGGTGTATGCAGCGCCACCAAGGTACGGCGCAGAGTTGATGGAGTTCGTGACGCTGCCTGCAACGGCAAGCGGGAACGTCGGCCGGTTGCCGGTAATCGTGGCCTTAATCTCGCCTTCAACGGCCTGCAGCCCTTCGATGTAATCGCCAGCAGCGTTGACGAGCGGGCGGATGTCGCCGTTGCTAGTGCCGTGGTAGTAGTACAGAGCCGGCACGGCGGCACTCGACACGGAGAACGACCACACGTCACGGCGGGCCAGCGGGTTTGGCTGGTAGTCTTCCGTGCCTACATTGGGCACTTCATAGCGGTACGTGATCTCGGCGTGCTGCCGGTCTGGCTCCGTAACGCTGCCTTCCGTGCAACGCAGGTAGGTGAATTCCGGGTGGCTCGCACCATGGAAGATGCCGACGGTGTTCAGCAGAAGCTGGTGCGCGACAGGCTGCGTGGTCGTGACTACGAATTTCCGTTCGGCAGTCGGGCTTTCGCCGAACCGATGCGTAAACGTGCGCGGAAGAACTTCGCGGAAGGCGAGTACGGACATGGCTAGTTCAGGATCTCCACGGTTCCGATCTGGCCATTGCGGTTGATCTGCTCGAGCAGCGTGACCTGCTTTTCCTCGGCGGCATTAGGTGCAGTTTCCGCAGCACTCTGTTCCATGCGTTGACGAAGCGAGCTCGACGCCGTGTCGATCGCGGCGTTGAAGTTGGCCTGGAACTGACGCAGCACGTTTCCAGATGCTTCTGCCGCAACCTGCCGCTCAAGGTCGCCAAGGCGTTGCTTCTCTTCAGCTGTCAACTCGCCTGGCGTGAACTGCACGACAGGCCGTCCGCCGATGCTGACCGTGCGTGTCGTGCCGGCTTCCTTGTTGCGAAGCGCCTCCAATTCCTTCTCAGCCTCGCTGCGAATGTCGAGCCCGAGGATTGGAGCGAACTTCTTGATGAACGCTTGGATAAATTCAGCCAGCTGAAAGAACGCATTGCCGGCCAGCTTGATGAAATCGAGCAAGCCGCTGGCCACCTGCTGGGCAATCTGCTGCGGCCCGGCCTGCCTAATTACTCCCAGAAGCTCCTGTGCGATCGTGCTAATTGGGCCAGCAAGCTCGCCGAGGATCGCACCCGTCAGCCCCTTGACCGTGGCGTACACGGCAGCGAATGAATCGTTCATGTTGTCGATCGCCTTGACGGCGTTTGCATCGACAACCTGGCCAAGTGCAATGGCCTCCTGCCGCATCTGCGTCAGGGCACCAGGGCCGAGCGTAAACAACTCGCCAAGCTCAATGCCGCCCTTGCCGAAGAACTTCACAGCCGTGGCGGCCCGCTCGGCAGGGTCTGCAATGCGAGAAATCGCGTCCACCACCTGCTCGAATTGCTGCTCTGGCGTTGCCGCCTTCAGCTCCTCAAAGACGATGCCAAGGGCCTCGAACTTCTTTTGTGCCTTATCGTCGAGCGTGGCGGCACCGATGTTGATGGTCAGTTTTTGAATCTGCTTGGCGAACGACTCAACGCTCACGCCCGTATCGGCGGCGGCCCGTGCATACGCCTGCAAAGCCTCGACGCCGACGCCAGTTCGATTGGCAACATCGTTCAATGCGTCGAGCTCTTCGCCCACGCTCAGGGCAAACGATGTCACAGACGTGACGGCACCAGTGACGGCGCTAGACAGGCTCAGAAAGGCACTGGTCGCAGCCTGCAATCCGCCCAGGGCCAGCTTGCCAATCTCGATGTTTTTCAACGTGCTGAGATCGCTGGACGCTTTCTTGCCGGCCTCGCCCATGGAGTCGAGCTTGGCATTCACATCGGCCACAGCCTGGGCCAGCTGGGCAGTGTTTGCACTGATCTGCATTGCCAGTCCGAGTGCCGTGCTCATGTCATTTTCCGTCTAAGTCGTGTTTCATCTGGGCGAGCACGTCGAGCAGCTGCGATCGGTGTTGCGGTGGTGCTTCCGTTGGGACGAAATCTGCTGGCTTCGGCACGTGGCCACGGCGTGAGTACGGGGCCAGCACCGCACTGGCAATCACTCCCGTCTGTGCCCACGAGTTGTCGAGCGGCTGGTAGTAGCGGGCAAACGCCAGCCACTCACTGAGCTCTCGGCTGTCCATCCGCTGCTCGAGCTCGCCAACCGTCATTCCGAGATGCCCGGCCAGCATGAACAGGAACCGCCTGGATGGTCTGGCGTTAAAGCTCGCCGGCTAGTTCGACTACGTCCGCCTCCGTGAGTTTGTTGTGACGCTGGGCCACGTCGAACAATTCGCCCATCACCGCACCGTCGAGCTTCGCCACTTCATCCAGTTCGTTGTCTTGGTAGATCCGCACGCCGTGCTCGTCGCAAAGGGTGCGAGCCAGGTAGAACGCACGGAAGTTGTGGAACTTCTCGACGCCTTTGTTTCGGATGTCGAGCCACGCGAGCTCCCAATCGTCACGCTCGCCGACGCTGAGCACGCGAACGAACACGTCAAGGTTCCATTCCTTTACGTGGACCTTCAGCGGCTTGCGGACGCTGGCGGCCTGGATTTGCTCTTTGAGTCCCATAGGTCAGTTGTCCAGAAGTTTGAACGTGACGGTGTAACGAGTAACGCCGTTCACCTCATTCGCCACGCTCAGTGACTCCCATATTGCTGGGTTCGTCAAGGATTGCCCGCCGCCGGAGATCGCCAGCGTGGCACGCACGCCGTAGTTGCTGGTGGCAGTGTTGTTGCCGCCTAGGCACTCGACGCTGCACGTGCCGGCTTCGTCTGTCCAGATGACGCTGCGGCCCTTGGATGGACCGCCGCCGTATGTCCACGTCAGGCCGGTGACTTCCTGGAACGCAATGCCGTTCCACGTCACAGACACACCAGCGCTATAGCTCGCCACGGGGGCCTCCCTGTGGGACTACGGCACCTGGAAGGCGGCAGAACCACGCACGGCGTCGTTGACTGTCAGCGTCACGCTCGATGACTTGCAGGTGGCGGTGACGCTGAGCGTGATTCCGCCAGTGATCGCCAGCGTGCCCGTCTGACCCTGGGCGATTGGTGTGCCCGACGCTGCCAGGTATTCGATGGTGACTTCCTTGCCAGTGTCACCAGCCGAGCCCTTGAGCGGACGGGAAAGCGTGAGCACCGTGCTGCCGGTCGATTGGCCGAGGTGCGAAACGTCGATCTGATCGGCGGCAGCTTGGTCGGTGATGCTGTAAGTGATGCTGGTGACGGTGTACGTTGAACCGGCGAAGGACAACGTCGTGCCGCTGGAATCATGGGGCGTATATGGCATGCTTTATCCCTCGCTCCACCACACGTCGTAGCGCTGGGTCACCTGATAGACCGGCGGGAGATCCGCTCCAGCCAGCTGCACGAAATCGTCGGACTCGTCTTCCAACGACGCCTGCTTTACTTCTGTATTGTCCGACGTGCCGCCGTACCCATCCAGAACGCGACGCATCGAGTCAGCCACCTGGCGGGCCTCTTCGTAGGTCGTGCCGTAAATGCTGTACTCCACGCTGACGCGGGGCATACCCATCGGGCCGCCCAGCGTCTGCTCTCGCTCAATGCCAGACCGCCGCCACGTTACGAACGGCAGAGCCGCCGACGCCGGGGCCAGCACCGGGTAGATCCTCGAGCTGACGAGCGACGTGACCGCCGTGGTGCCCACCAAGGCAGTGCGGAGGACGGCTTCTGGGGATTTCAGTGGCATGGCTACAGTCCTTTTCTGAACGGGCTGGCCATTTCTTTGATGGCGTTATTGAGCGCCTTCGTCATCTCGGAATTGAGCCTGGCGGAAATCTGCGTGCGTGTGCGATCAAACGCAGTCTTCACTGGCGGCACGCCTGCCTTGCCGCCGATCGGGAACTCTCCAAGATCGACGGTGCCGCCTTTCTTGACGGCCCGCACAAAGCCCTTTGGTGGCTTGGGCTTCGTCGTGACTGCACCGGATCGCCTGGCAACAACGACACGCACAGGCCCGCTGCGACGAAAGCTGCTGGCAATGTTGCCTTTCGTCTTGCGTCGCTTGGTGCCGAACTCCAGGAAGCCCTGGTGCTGGCCATTCTCGTTTGACTTGAGATCACTGGCCTTTCGCCGTGGCGGCGCTGTGAAGCCAGCCAGGGCGACGCCAGAGCCAGTCTTCGCGTATCGCTTCGTTTTCTTGCGGATGGCTCGCCGCAGGTTGCCGGTCGGGCCTTTCGGCGTCAGCGTCTTTAGCAGCTTGAAGCCTGGGTCGATGGCCTGGCCAAGCGCGGAGGCCATGTATTTGGCCGACAGGTTTTTCGGGAGCGTAAGAAATGCCTTTCGGATTTCCGCCAGCTCGGGAAACTCCACCGTAACTTCGATGCCGCCAGCCATCACGTCACCTCTTCGCAGATCGCAACGTGCTCGGCTCGGTTGTCGTACTCGAGCAGGCTGACGATGTTGAGCGTGCGTGATCGCCACGAGAACCGATCACGCTGCGTGAGCCCAGGCAGATAGCGGAGCCGCACACGATGCGTGATCGTCGTATCCTGCTGTCCAGCCGCCAGGGCCTCGCGTGAGGACACGCCTTCGACGCTCGCCCACACGGCCGACGAGTCAGCCCACGCCAGCACCGTCTCGCCGAGGGCATTGGTGGTGCCGCTGGCGATTTGCACCGTGACACGCTCGCGGAGCTTGCCGGGGTCGATCATCGGTAGCTGCCCCACTTCTGCGAGTCCAGCAAAGACTTCACGCCATAGGGCACGTCTTGCGGAACGGCACCAGTGGCAACAGCAGCCTGGCGGCTTTCGTACCAGTGGGCAGTAAGCATCAAGATGGCGTGCCGGATCGCAGCCGGCACGCTCGTGCCGCTGGCACCGTACCCGCCCCACCAGGTCACGCTGATGGCGTTGTCATCCTGCAGGTGCGGCGGCCACGTCTGGCCGTACAGCGTCTTCACGGTCCCCGGCACGCCGTCGCGGTCCACGCGGTAGCTAGCCGTCGAGTAGGTGGACGTGGTGCCGTTCTCGTACGTAAACGTCAGGGCGACCGCCGTGGTCGTGCCGGCCGTCGCCATCGGCGGGCGGGGCAGCTCGATGTCGTGCGTGCCGTCCGGCGGGAACTTGTCGAACCGCATCACCCACTGCGT